GAATATATAACCGTGCAGGCTCGGGACACGTTAAAAACTGAGGAAAAGAGCAGGCGTGGCACTCGTTAAAATCTACGGAATCTACAGTCAAGCATTGTGACTTAAAACTATGGAGGAAAACATGAAACGTAAAACAATCTACAGTCTTCAGTTATTCGCCGATGAACCACAGACTGAGCCGGCGAACGATTCCACAGAACCAAAGGCAAAGAGCAAATCTGACGGCACGCAGGAAAGTAATGAAGAAAAGGCGGGAGAAGCGCAGAAGAAACTCTATACCGATGAAGACGTGGATAAACTGATCAACCGCAAGTTTGCGGAATGGCAGGCGAAAAAAGACCAGGAGATCAACGAGGCGCAAAAACTTGCTGAAATGAACGAGCAGCAAAAATCGGATTACAAACTTCAAAAACTGCAAAAAGAATTGGATGAGTACAAAAACCGCGAAACCCTTTCCGAAATGGCAAAGACGGCGCGCTCAATTCTTTCTGAGCAGAATATCAACATACCGGATGAACTTGTTTCCGTGCTTGTAACGACTGACGCTGATACGACTTCCACAAACGTCAAGGCTTTCGCCAAAGCATTTCAGTCTGCCGTTTCGCAGGCGGTTGATAGTAAGATTTCACACAGGGAGCCAAGAACAGGGGGCTCTAAAACCGTAACAAAAAACGATATTATGGCAATTAAGGACACTGCCGCCAGGCAGAAAGCAATTGCCGAAAACATTGAATTATTTGGAGGAAAATAATGAAAAGAAAAAGATTTGATTTACAGTTATTCGCCGCGCAAGACGGCGTGATAACAACTACTGATATTGACGTACAGGCAAGGGAGATAGACTTTGTAACCACGTTTACAAGGAATATCCAGCAGTTGCTTGATATTCTTGGTATCTCAAGACCGATTGAAAAAGCAAACGGAACTATGCTTTACAGGAACACGGTTACCGGCATGCTTAAGGACGGCAATGTTGCCGAGGGCGAGAAAGTGCCTTTTTCAAACTTCAAAGTCAAGGCTGATCCTGTAGGACCTGTAGCAATCAAAAAATATGCAAAAGCGGTTACGATGGAAAGCATCGCCGAACACGGCTATGAAAGAGCGGTTACGCTTGCAGATGAAGAATTCAAGATTCAACTGCAGAATGTTGTTCTGAATGACTTTTACAGCTTTCTTCTGACGGGAACGCTTACTTCTACTGAAAAAGATCTTCAGATGGCGATGTCTATGGCAGCAGGCCGTGTGCGCCATAAGTTTCAGAAAATGGGCAGACAGGTTACCGGTATAGCGGAATTTGTTAATACGCTTGATGTTTATAAATACATTGGCAGCGCCAACATCACTGTACAGACTGCTTTTGGCATGAATTATGTCCAAAACTTCATGGGAATCGATTACCTGTTTTTCAGTTCAGAGATTCCGCAGGGCACAGTTGCTGCAACACCTGTTAACAATATTATTCCTTATTATGTAAACCCGGCAAATTCAGAGTTTTCAAAAGCCGGTCTGGTGTACACGGTAGATCCAACACTGCCCATGCTTGGTTTCCATACCAAAGGCGATTACGATTATGTACAGTCAGAAAGCTATGCGCTTATGGGCATCAAACTTTTTACGGAGTACATTGACGCTGTAGCAGTGGTTACAGTGGATGATACGCCTACTCTCGGTACGCTTACGGTAACCGCTGTTGAGGGAACAGAAAGCGGTTCAACAAAAATCACCGTTTCGCCCGAAAAAGAGAAGACCTCTAACGTCTACAAGTATAAACTCGATACAGGCGCCGTTTCAGTAACATACGGTCAAAATGTAAGGAACTGGAGCACTTGGGACGGTGAATCTGATATTACCGCAACTTCAGGTCAGACGATAACTCTTGTTGAGGCTGACGGCTCATATCAGGCACAGGCAGCAGGCAGTAAAGCCGTAACTGTTAAGGCGTAATGAAGGGAGGGCGGCTTTATGTTGTTTGATTCGGTAAAAAAACTGATAACTGAAGAGGACAGCACGATCAGCGATGAGCGTATCTATCACTGGTGCTGTACGGTTGAAAGCCGCCTGAATCTCCGGCTCGGCACAAGTGAACTGCCGCTTGCGTTCGAACATATTGCTGTTGAGGCGTGTATTGAACTCTTCCGCAGATATTCCTATGAGGGGATCTCCACAGAAAATGACGGCGGGCTTTCCGTTTCATTCGTTGAGGACATCCTCAATAAATATGCAAGCGAGATCAGCGCTTACAAAGCAAAGAGCGGTACTGGCAGTGGGGTGGTGAAGTTCCTATGAAGTGGTTGCCGGCGAAACTGTTTGTAAACGAACAGACGGGTACCGATGAACTCGGAAACGCAATAACATCCCCCAAGCAGGCGGCAGAGATACCTGCCCGCTTTACGCCGTATATTCTAAAGGAACAGGATCTTGACGGCAGGGAGATCACCGTGCGCACAAGAAATATTTTGCTGCGTTGTATGTATTCATCGCTGCCGAGATTCGATTTTATAGAATTTCAGGAAAAAACATACCGCAAGCCTGAAATACAGGCTTTGGGGCGTTTCACGCTGGTGATTTTGGAGGGCGCGAAATGAGCAATTATGTTTTAGGATATCCGGAACTGATGAAAAAACTGAAAGCGATGAACTCGATTCGTTTTGACGCCGTTGTAAAAAAACAGGTTACCCAGATGTACCAGCGTGCCGCAAAAAACGGCGCAAACGGCGGCGGTACGCCGTATGACACCGGCGAACTGATGCAGAGCCGATATCAGAAAAAAGATGAATTCGGCTACACGAAAGAATATGCCCCGCATGTGGAATACGGCCACCGAACACGAGGTGGGGGCGGCTTTGTACCCGGTCAGTATTATCTGCGCAGCAATGTGCAGGCGCAGGCGCCGATTTTTAAAGAAGACCTTGACAAGGAGATTGAGAGGGCTATGAATGCTTAAAAAACTATCGTTTGTTGACCTGATCGCGGCGGTCATTGCTCTGCTTAAGAAAAATACGACCGCAAAAGTCTATGATTTTGTGCCGCAGGATGCGCCTTCACCGCTTATTTATATGGAGGCGGCAGGTAAGGAGCCGAATGACACGAAAGCCATGTTCTGCGAGGTCTACAAGGTAAATATCCACGCTGTGGCAGAACCTTACAAAGGCAATACCGCCATTTATAAATTAATCAATGAAATTGAAGAAGTCCTTACGGAAGATATAACGCTTCCGGAGGGCTTTTCCCTTGTATATCAGATCTCAGACGGCGTTGAGGCTATATATGAGGAACCGGAAACCAAAGAAAAACACGCCGTTTTGCCCGTCCGTTTCAAGGTGGCATACGGCTATAAGATCAAGTAAAGGAGTTTTCAAATGAAAAAGTATGACATTCAGATGTTTGCAGCGTTTGACGGATTAACGCCGCCCGCTGTCAGTTCAATGTCCGGCAAGGACGTGCTGATGTGCGTATGGGACAGCGCCGGGGCTAAACTGTTAGCAGTGGGCGGTCAGCAGGACAGCAATGTTGATCAGGAAGCGGAAACGTCAGAGATTTCAACGAAAAGCAAGACCGCAGACGGCGACTGGCAGGTTTCAGTTGCGGGAATGAAAAGCTGGAGCGGAGAATGCAGCGGAATCAGATTGACCTCTGACGAAGCGCAGCAGGCGCTCAACACGGCTTTCAGGGAAAGCCAGCCGATCTGTCTGAAGTGGATTGATAAGAAGCAGAAAAAAGGCATATATGCAGGATTTGCTTATATCACAGGCATAAGTTTTGAAGCGCCGACTGATGACAGCGTAACTACTTCGTTTTCTTTCACAGGCACAGGAAAACTGCACGATCTGATAGCGGAACCGTTAGAGAGCGATACTATGCCGGAAGGTGTTGGAGGTGCTGATTAATGATTGAAGTAAATGGCAGGCAGTATCACCTTAAATTTAATCTTGAACGTCTTAAACTTGTTGAAAACGCGCTGAAACGTCCGATCATAACGATCTATACCGAGCATTCCGGCGCGTTTTCCATTTCCGAAATGGAAACCATTTTCAGAATATGCTTGAAAGAAGATGGAGCAGACACGTTTTGCTCCAACAAACAGGCAAGTGAAATCTTTCAAGCGGCGCTAAAAACAGAAAACGGTTATTTAAACGTCAATAACGAGATCGCAAGGCAGTTGAATGAGGACTGCCCTTTTTTATTCCCGAACACCTCATCCGTTTCGAATACTTCCGAACCGGAAGAGTAGAAGATGAAGAGGCAAAACCGTATCGCGAGGATATGGATTTTGCCTTTTTTGCCGTTCATTTCGGCTATTCAAAGTCTGATTACAACGCTCTGACACCGCGGGAACGCGCTTTTATACTGAAGG